ATTTTGATTTTCGAAAATGCGTGGCTTCGGGATATTTTTCAAAACCGATTTCGGGCATAAAAGCTTCATCATCCTCAACTTCTACTGCCTCCACGTTCTCGATGATCGTTCCATCTGGTAGCAATACATCGCAAATCCACCCGATACACGGGGATTCATCGTTTAGATTTTTCCAATCATTCATTTCATTTACCTTTCTGCCTTTTGCTAGTTGATGATTAAGGGTTTTCCAGTTTGACCCTGATTGATTCGGCATCTCCTACCGTATGGCCGTTTTCTTCGCACCACATGGCAAATAACAACCAGTAGTGGCCGACAAATTCAGCCAGTATTGCTTCTTCGTTTGCTGACAATTTCATTTTTCACTTCCTTTTTCAAAAAAATTGATGGGTCATGACCGTGCCGCGCGGGATAGTCGTGTAAAAGGTTGAACGCGGTTGCCATTACGATAGGGTCTTGTCCGTTGCCAACGGCTTTAAGCCGCTGCTGCCAATCGGGAAATTCATCATCCACTCCGCAAAAGAGGGGGTCAGGTATATCGGGTCGGCAAAGGATGTCCTCAAACCTTCTGATGCTTTCGCTCCGCGATATTCCGAGCTGCCCCTGTATCTCGCCTGTCCTGACCCTTTGTATTCGTTCGCGCCGATGGTCGGAATCCTGACGGGCGGCGTAAATCCACACGCGTTCCCGTTTGTGGATGTTTCCGCAGTCAGCACTTCCAAGCACCAATGGGGGTTTGGGTCAGTAACCGAGCCTGTCGAGCGTGCGGTAAATTTCGATAACGGCCGGGCTGGTGAGGAGGCCGGGGACGTTTTCAAAAAAACAGATTCGCGGTTGTACAACCTCAATCGTTTTGACAATTTCAGCGAACAGGTAGCGTTCGTCGTCTGTGCCCTTGCGTTTGCCAGCCAGGCTGAAAGGCTGGCAGGGGAATTCGCCTGTGAGTACGTCGATGGTGCCGGCATATTCGGCGGCGTGGTGCCGGTTGAACTCTGCGATGTCTCCATAAATATTTCCTTGGTGAAACCAGCCGTCTGCAATCCGCTGGCGGATGACGGCTTGGCAGTATTCGTCTTTTTCAACGTAGGCGGCCGTTTCCCAGCCGAGTATCAGCGAGCCGTAGATGCCGCCGCCTATACCGCTGAACAGGGATAGTTCGCGCATTTTCAGACGGCCTCCGCTGCCTGTATGCGCATGGCCGCGTCTATCGCATCGCGCATACTGTCTAGATGCCGCTCCACGCATTCGGTGGGTAGGATGACGCTGCCGATTTTGTTTGCAGGGTCGGCCAGCCAGTCGAGGCGGACGGTGTCGGGGTGGGGGATAAGCGTTAAAGAATCTATATTCATAAGCCTTTCAGGATGGTAAAGCCCATAAAAGCAGACTGTCGCCATATTTATTTCATCGTTCAGCCCAACAATGACACCTGCTGTAGAATAACCTTCGCAACTAACAAGGTCGCCAAACTTAAATTGCTGTGTCATGATTGCTCCTAGTTTGTTTCTTTCATGGCGGCATCTATCGCGTCGCGTAGGTTGTCATGTTCGTCTGTGTACCATCTTGAACGGAGCTGGGGGTCTTTCTCTAGCAGCCAGTCCAAGAGCGAAGTGTCGTGGTGGGGGACGGGTTCAAAAGTACCGTAGGCGTAAAAATTCGAACATTTCTGCCCCTCCCAGATAATCCACGCGGCGGTTTTGCCTGTGTCGATAATCAGGCCTTCCGCACCTGTTTGTTTGCAGCGCACGCGGTCGCCGAATTTGAGTTGTTGCGTCATGGGTTGCTCCTAGGGCTGTATTTCGTCATCAGTTTTAAATTCTTCATTTACTTTCTTCATTATCGAAAGCGCGGAATCCAAGAATCCTTTTGGGTCACTTTCGATATTGGCACTAATTTCTTTTAGAAACGAAGAAGTTAGTACGGCCGCACATAAGGCAACTAATTCCGTGAAGTTTTGAGCGGAATAGTTGTAAAATTTTGTTGGGTACTCAAATTTCATTTTTTTGTCAGTTGTACTAATTTTGAAAATATAAGTAGTCATTTTTATATCCTAGATTCAGAATGGGACGTCGTCGTCGATATCGTCTACGGGTTGCGCGGGTGCGGCGGGAGCCTGACGGCTTGGCGGCGCGGACGGTGTGTGTTGGGCGTTTTGCTGTCCGCTGTCGTTGCCGCCGCCCAGCATCTTCATTTCGTTGCCGATGATTTCGTATGCCGTGCGTTCCGTGCCGTCTTTGCCGGTGTATTTGCGGCTTTGGATGCGGCCTTCGATGTAAACGAGGCTGCCTTTTTTCAGGTATTGCCCGGCTACTTCGGCTATGCGGCGGTATAGGGTTATCGCATGCCATTCTGTCTTTGTTTGCCGTTGGCCGCTCTGGTCTTTCCATGTTTCGTCTGTGGCGATGGAGAAGTTGCAGACGGCCTCGCCGTTGGGCATGTGGCGCACTTCGGGGTCGCGGCCCAAGCGGCCGATTAGGATGGCTTTGTTTAGGCTCATTTTTGCTCCTGCATGAGTTGTCGGTAGTATTCTTGGCAAACTGCCACGCGCTCTTGGATGCGCTCGATGGCTTCGGGGTCTCGCTTGACGGTAACGGTGGTTACGCGTTTGTGCAGCGGTATGCGTTCGATGGCGTCAATCAGTTTTTCCGGGTCGCCGTATTGGCCGATTAGGTCTTCCGGGCAGGGGAACAGCCAAAAATCAATCTCGGCCTGCTCGCAGTCGAACAGCCACATATAGCCCTGCATTTGCCAGTCGTAGCCTGCTTCTTTGACTTTGCGTTCGGCTTCTTCGCGGAAAAACGGGTGTGTTTTAATCTCCCAGCTGCATTTGGTGTCGATAATCAGGCTGTGCTTCGGGTCGTGTATGTCGCACTCGCCGCTGATGAAGCTGTTTTCGCGCCGTTCGGTATTTTTGGCATATTGCCTGCCGCGGATCATGCCGCTGCCTTGTATGGCGAACGGCTCTAATGCGTTGCCCTTTTCGGTGTACTTGGCCCCGTCAAAGGCGGCCACGCCGAAGAGTTCCTGCTTGGCCTGCTCGATAAGGTGGCTTTTGGCGGTCTGTGTCAGCCTGTCGTTTTTGCTGCGCGGCAGGCCGATGATTTTATGGATGGCGGAACAGCGGATCAGCATCACAAACTCTCAATCTCCGCCCGCTGTTCGGGTGTCAGGTCGTAATTGCCGTTCAGCACGCTCTCCACGCTGATTTCGCCGGTGCTGATGTTTTCTTTCAGGGTAGCGAACAACTCTTCGCTCACGGGTAGCAGCATCACGGGGTCGGACGGCTGGTTGTCGATGTAGTCGAACTGTTCGGCGGTAACGTCTTTAATCACGCTTTGGTCGGATAAAACGGCCTTTTGCATATCAATCGACAGCGGGGCTTGTTTGGACAGCAGCAGCTTGGTGACGGTTTTGAGTGCCATTGCCTCGAAGTTGTCCGCCCATACGCCGTAGCCTTTTTTGAACGATTGGCTGTATCTGCCTGCGTGTGCCGCTACCTGTTCGTGCGTCATGTACAGTTCGGCGGTAAAGCCGTTAATCAGTTTGAAATAGGCGTAGTAACCAACAGGTTGCTCGTTGGCGGCAGGTTTTTGTTTCCAGTCGAATTTGAAGCCGTTGATGGGGTCTTCCTCTATCAGTTGGTCTTCGTAGACGGGCAGGGATACCAGCCGCTCGAACTGGCCGCTGCGCTGGGCAAGCTGGATGAAGCCTTTGTAGCCAAGCTGGAACTGTGCTTCCACGCGCCCTTTGTTGCGGTAGGGGACGATGTAGGCAAAGCCCAGGTTGTTATTAACGGGCAGGTTCAGGGTGGCGGCCATGCAGGCGGCGTTGAAGATGCTCATCGGTTCGGCATCCAGCAACATGACGTTGCTGTTTACGATCTGCATGATGGATGTGCCGAAGCTGGCAGCGTTTTTGTCCACAAGTTCGCGCATTTTGGCCTGTACGGCGGGCTTGTCGAAAAAGTCTTTAATTTGGCGTGATTTCTGCGCGGGGGTTAATTGCGTGTTGCTCATTTCGGTTTCCTTTTTTCAGGCCGTCTGAAACGGTCATGGGTATTTGTGCCAGTAGGCGGGTTTTAAAATCTCGGGCATGGGCGGAAATTTGTTTACTTCGCTCGGTGTGAGGTATTTTTCCGCCTTGCGTTTGTAGTAGTACCTTGTCTGCCGCTCCGCGCATGTTCGGCATTGTTTTTGCCGGAAGCCGTTTTTCTGTAAGGCGAAATCGCTTTCAGGCTTTGCCTTTTTGCAGGCGGGGCAGGTGATGGTTTGTGGCATGGCGTTACTCCGACCCTATATTGCCTTGCGCCTCTTCCAGCCGGCTGCGGGCGACCTCTATTAACAATTCATATTCACGTTTGGTTTTTTCGTCGTGTACTTTTGCGGATTTGGCTAAAAAATCTTCCACGCTACCGGTGAAACAACCGCGTGTGGCTATCAGGCCGTTTTTGCCGCAATAAACTGTCAAAGTGCCGTTCTCCGTGCCGACGTTTGAAAACCATACAACGGAATGTCTGTTGAGTACCCATGCGTCGCCTGATACCCGT